ATGCCTATGTATGCTGATATGTTGCGTGTTCAGGCAATCGAATTTAATGATTTGATGAGAAAGTCTTCATATTCATTTGAATTGATAAACAATGAACTGAGAATATTTCCAATTCCGGTTAAAGATTTTAAATTGTGGATTGAATATATTATAAAAGAAGAACGGTCTAATCCATTAAAATATGCAAACGGAACTGTATCTGATATTTCAAATGCTCCGTATAGTCACATGAAATATCAACACATAAATTCAGTTGGAAGACAGTGGATATTTAAGTATACACTTGCACTTGCAAAAGAAAATCTTGGATATATTCGTGGTAAGTACGGTAGTATTCCTATTCCAAATGGTGAAACAACACTAAATGCTGCCGATTTGTTATCTGCCGCTGGAACAGAAAAACAGGCATTGGTAGATGAGTTAAGACTGATGTTAGATACAATGACTCGTGCTAAATTGTTAGAAGCAAAAAGAGCAGAGACAGAACACTTGAATGTTAGTTTAAATGGTACACCTTTAGCAATTTACATAGGATAATAAAATGCCATTATTTCATGGAACACGAGATGCTGGTCTCGTACATAAATTCAATATGGAATTGATTGCAGACATTATAGACACAGAAGTTGCTGTTTATAAATTATCAATAGAAAATACTAAGACTAACATATACAATGAATCAGATAGAAAGGTATATCATAGTCCAGTAAAAGTTCCTGCATTGATAACTCGTGATAATCAGGCATTTGAAGGTACTGAGTTTGGACAAGACTATAATCAGGCGTGTTCTTTTGGGTTTATACGAGAATATCTTAAAGTAGTTGATGTTTTTGTTGAAGTGGGTGATGTTATAGAATATAACGGTGAATGGTGGGAAGTTGATGCCGTTGAGGAAAATCAATACTTTGGTGGTAAGAATCCTGATTATTCTTTTGCAACTGAGAAATGGGGACATAATGTTTCTATTATTGCAAATACACACTTAACAAGAAGGTCAAGAATTCAAGTAGAGGAATTCCGTCCTGCAATTACAACAGATCATAATGATATTCCGAGCAACATATAATGAAAAATTCATCTAAATATAGAATACCACCGTTGAGAAGAACACGAGATTCTTTCATCGATGATACAAATTCGGAACAAAATCAAAGGCCAGATTTAGGTAAGGGTCGTCATCTTCAAACTCGTAGAGATAAAGATAAAACGAGAAGTGTTGGCGTTACACTCTATGACATAGATTTTGCAGTAAAATCTTTTGTTGATCAAAAAATGTTGTTGAAAGTTGAGGATGGTAATGAGTCTATACCAGTTCCAATCATTTATGCAAACTCTGAAAAATGGGCATCTATTCAAAAAGACGGTTTCCTAAAAGATAAGAAAGGTAAAACTATTGCACCATTAATAACATTTCGTAGGTCTGGAGTTGCTATTAAAAACGAAATGAGAAGAAACAAAGTTGCAAATACAAAACAGATTGCTTATGTTATGCAACAAAGATATAATAGAACGGCACCGTATGATAAGTTTCATACACAATACGAAAAGAAAAGACCGTATGAATATTTTCTAGCACCAATGGCTGACTATGTAGATTTAACTTATGATTTTATTGCTTGGTGCGAATATCAAAATCAGTTAAATTACATAATTGAAAACTTCATATATTATGGTGGACAATCTTTCGGTGATAAAAACTTTTTTAAGTTTTCAACCAATTTGGATTCTATTAGTATCGAAGACAGTAATACCACTGGTCAAGATAGAATAGTGAGAGCATCATTCCAACTAACAGTTCATGGATACTTGTTACCAAAAGATATTGGAATGGAAACAACTACAAAACGAACTGTAACTGCAAACAAAATACGATTCGTATCCGAACTATTCGGTGATATTAATTCAATGATGAATCCAGATTCTATAAATTATTCACAACAAGGTAGTAGATACGGTTCAATAAACAATGATGCAGATGCAAGACTGCGGGATTGGAAAAATAGAAGTAGTAGACGAGATGATAATTTCGATAACAGACCACCGGATGTATATCCTGAGGAAGCTGATTGATATTTATAAGTGTTATTTTTTAATTTTTTAAATGAGGTTTTATTATGGCAGAGAATGCTAAAACAATTACAGAACAAGAATTTTCACAAGAAGATATTGTTACAGTGAAAGATCTTCAATCAAGTTATGCTACAACAACTGCACAGATTGGGCAAGTTGAAATTGAATTGCATTTATTGAATAAGAGATTGGACCAAATGCGTGAGTTGAGAGAGAGTTTGTTTACCAAATACAATGATTTACAAAAACAAGAATCCGATTTAGTTAAGTCACTTAACGAAAAATATGGAGACGGTGTTTTAGATTTAGATTCTGGTAAATTTATTCCTTCGGCATCATAGTTTGGAATTTTTAATTCATATTTATGTGTAGAAGAAATTCTATATCTATAAATTTATACTGGAGATAAATAGTGGCTAATGAAAGAATTGTAAGTCCTGGAGTGTTTACCAATGAATTGGATCTATCGTTCCTTCCACAAGGAATTGGTGCAATCGGTGCGGCTCTCGTAGGACCAACGCTTAAAGGACCCGCCTTCGTACCAACTGTTGTAGAAGGTTATGGTGACTTTGTAACTAAGTTTGGTGGTACTTATGAACATTCGTACTTACCATATACTGCAAAAAATTATTTGAATAACGCTGGTAGTGCAACTATCGTGCGTGTTCTTGGTTCAGGTGGATATTCATTGAAGCATCCAATTGCTATCGTTGCAACAGGTTCATGGGGTAAAAAATTAATTTCGTTCTTACACCCAACTTTCGTTGTAACAAATACAGATGCAACTTCATTGTTTGCAAACACTACTGTTGCTTCTAATAAGAGTGGTAGTTTTGTTCTTACTGTATCTGGTGGATTTACAACAGATGTATCCTCATTTACAAATGCTACAAGTGAAAACGGACTTGCATTTAGTGCTTCTATCAATCCAGATTCTACATCATATATTGGTGACTTATACGGATATAATCCTTACGGTACACACGCTGTTTACAACTATGTTAATTTCAAACAACAGGCATCTGCTTCTATTGCTGCAGACGGTGCAACTACTATTTTGATTGAAACAGGTTCAGCAGGTTCACCTTGGGATTTCACAACTGATTATCTTGAAGCATCTACACCATGGATCACTTCACAAAAAGTTGGTTCAATATCTTCCGATTTGTTTAAATTCCATACTCTTTCTCATGGTATTCATTCAAACTATGAAGTAAAAGTTGGTATTGCAAATATTCGTGCTGCTGGAACAATTGCTGGTTCTGAGTATGGTGACTTTGATGTTGTTGTTAGATTTGTTGATCAATCTAAACTTCCACAAACACCATTCACTTATGAAGATGAAGATTTGCGTCCAAATGTAGTAGAATCATTCAAGTGTAGTCTTGATCCTAATTCACCTAAGTATATTACAAGAGTTATTGGTGATAGATATATCACTGTAACAGATGCTGGTAAAGTTGTTGTAAACGGTGATTATTCTAACAAATCAAAATATATTCGTGTTGAAGTAACAGAAGCCGTTGCAAACGGTGGTGTATCTCCAAACTTAGTACCTTTTGGTTTCCGTGCTCCTAAATCACCTATACCAAGTGCATTCACACAACCTGCTGCTGCTACTTATATTGCAGACCAAACAGCCGGTGGTGCTTACAATAGACGAGTATATTGGGGATTCTCTTATGATTTCTCAAATACCGATAACTTCAATTATCTTCGTCCATTGCCAATCACTGCAAATCAAACAACAGGAAGTAATGTAGATTTCTATCTTGGTGATTATAACCAAAATCCTGGTGCAAGTTTCCCATCATCCGCCGGTGCTTACAGTGCATCTATCGATTTGACAACAAACACTGCATTGGATTCTCGTAAGTTCATGGTGCCTTTCCAAGGTGGATTTGATGGTCACAAACCAAATCTCCAAAAGAAAACAGGTACACATATTGAAGCCGGTAATACACAAGGATTCGATATTTCATCTACAACTGCTGATGGATATACTTCATATAAGAAGGCACTTGATACAATATCAAATGCAGATGAATTCGATATTAATATGGTTTCAACTCCTGGTATAATTCATTCATTGCACTCTGCAGTTACATCATACGCTAAAGATGTTTGTGAGGATCGCGGTGACGCTTTCTATGTAATGGATGCTGTTGGTATCAATGATAATATTGCAACTGCTGTTTCTACAACCGAAGGGTTTGATAGTAACTACGCTGCAACTTATTATCCTTGGGTTAAGATTCTTGATATGGACAGAAACAAACCAATTTGGGTTCCACCATCTGTTGTTCTTCCTGGTGTGATTGCATTCAATGACCGTGTGTCTGCTGAATGGTTCGCTCCTGCTGGTTTGAATCGTGGTGGTCTGACAGAAGTTGTTGAAGTTAAATCAAGACTTACTCAGGCAGAAAGAGATACATTGTATGAGGCAAGAATTAATCCTATCGCAGTATTCCCTGCAACTGGAGTATGTGTATGGGGTCAAAAGACACTTCAAGGTCGTCCATCTGCTCTTGACCGTATCAATGTTCGCCGTCTGTTGATTGCTGCTAAGAAGTTTATTGCTTCTTCTACAAGATACCTTGTGTTTGAACAAAACACATCACAAACAAGAACTCGCTTCTTGAACATCGTGACACCATATCTTGAATCAATTCAACAACGCCAAGGTTTATATGCTTTCCGTGTTATCATGGATGAAAGTAACAATACACCTGACATCATTGATAGAAACATACTTTACGGTCAATTGTTCTTGCAACCTGCTAAGACTGCTGAATTCATCATTCTTGACTTCAACATTCAAAACACAGGTGCTGCGTTCCCAGGTGCTTAATTGAAATAAAAAAGGGGAGATGAAATACTCTCCCCACTTTTTTTGAAATGATTATATTTATTTGAAACGATAATTTTTAATTTGGAGATATAAATGGCTGAATTACTTGATCCCACGGAAATCTTTTTTACCCCGTTTGAGCCAAAGTTACAAAACCGATTTATTTTGTATATCGAAGGTGTTCCGGCTTTCTTGGTAAAAGGTTCTGGACGCCCAAATATCAGCTTCAATCCTATTACACTTGACCATATCAATGTTAAACGAAAAGTTAAGGGTAAAGGTGAATGGCAAGATATTACAATTAAATTGTACGATCCTATTGTTCCTTCCGCTGCTCAGGCAGTTATGGAATGGGTTCGTCTATCACATGAATCTGTAACTGGTCGTGATGGTTACTCTGACTTCTATAAGAAAGATTTAACACTTCACATCTTAGGACCTGTTGGTGATAAAGTTGAAGAATGGACTATCAAAGGTGCTTTCATCACTGCAACAACATTCGGTGACATGGATTGGGCAAACGATGCGTTTGTTGAGATTTCATTGACATTGGCATACGATTACGCAATACTTCAATACTAATTTTTTATTATACAAAAGTATTGTTTACGAAAAATTCCCTATATTTATTGGCAGTAATGTCAATGAATGTAGGGTTTTGTTTTATATGTCAAATCAAAAAAGAACTATCCTCGTAACAGGTGGTTGTGGTTTTATTGGTAGTAACTTTATTCACATGATGTTGGGCATACCCCTATCGAATATCAGAATTGTGAATGTAGACTTACTAACCTATGCTGGAAATCCAAAAAATGTAGAAGAATTCTCAGATAATGAAGATTATTTATTTTATCACGCAGACATCTGTAATACAGAACTAATTAAAGAGATTTGTATTAACCATGATGTTGAAGGTATAATAAATTTTGCTGCGGAATCTCATGTAGATAGGTCAATTGTAGATGGAAAACCATTTATAGACACAAACATAGTAGGAACTGTTTCACTTTTGACCGTTGCTAAAGATTTGGGGATAAAAAAGTTCGTTCAAGTATCTACTGACGAAGTTTATGGTAGTTTAGAATTAAATTCTACCGAAAAGTTCAACGAACACTCACGAATTCTACCAAACTCACCGTACTCAGCGGCAAAAGCATCTGCCGATTGTTTTGTTAGGTCATACTATCACACTTACGGTGTCCCAACAGTCATAACTCGTTGTTCAAACAACTATGGACCAAGACAACATACCGAAAAATTGATACCACTAATGATAACAAACATATTGAAAGGTAAAGAACTGCCAATTTATGGTGATGGACTAAATGTTCGTGATTGGATTCATGTTGATGACCATTGTAGAGCAGTTTGGTTTGCTTATGAATGGGGAAAGAATGGTGAAGTTTATAACATCGGTTCGGATAATGAATGGAAAAATATAGATATAGTAAAATTATTATTATCAACGATGGGAAAATCGAAAGATTTAATAAACTATATTGAAGATAGATTAGGACACGATAGAAGATATGCCGTAGATTCAACTAAGGCACAAGAAAAATTAGGATGGAAACCACTTATAAATTTTGAAGATGGTTTGAAATCCACGATTGATTGGTATAAGAAATCAGTTTAGATTTTTTCATTTTACCATATTTATTAATGTATTTAAAAATGTTTTATTACAAATTGTTATAGGAAAATAAGTTATGACAAAAATTCCAACAGGTTATGAATTGCCATCGGAACACGCAGTTTCGGATGCAGACCTTAAAGCACAATTGCTTTCCCAACACAAACAGACTGATGTAAAGAAGACAAACTTTCCAACTGAAATAGTTCCCTTGCCTTCAAAGGGATATATTTACACTCCAGAAAATGTACTCTCATCTGGTGTGATAGAAATGAAATATATGACTGCACGAGAAGAAGATATTTTAACATCACAAAATCTTATTAAACAAGGTGTAGTATTAGATAAATTGTTTGAGTCTTTGATTGTAACGCCAATAAACTATAATGACTTGTATGTTGGTGATAAAAATGCAATTATGGTTGCTGCTCGAATATTGGGGTACGGTAAGGATTATGTTGTAGAAGTGGATGATCCATTTTCTCCTGGAACAAAACAAAAAGTAACAATAGATTTAACTCAAATCGAGCACAAGGAGGTCGATTATAGCTTATTTGAGGCAGGAAAAAATGAATTTGACTTTGAGTTACCTACATCCAAACGAGTAGTTACATTTAGACTAATGACACATGGATTGGAAAAAGAAGTTCAAGCCGAACTAAAATCCATGAATAAGACATTGGTTAAAACCGGAATTGATAAAGAACTTACAACAAGACTCAAACATCTTATTATTGCGGTTGATGGTGAAACAGGTAGAACTGTTATAAACAATTTTGTAGATAATGAGCTATTTGCTGCAGATTCAAGAGCACTTAGACAGTATATCAAATCAATTTCACCTGACCTGGATTTGACATACACATTTATATCGGAAGCAACCGGTGAGGTGAAGGAGATGGATATACCGATTGGGGTATCATTTTTTTGGCCTGGGACTTAACTATAAAATAGGTCTACACGAGGAAATATTTAATTTGTGTTATTATGGTCAAGGTGGATTTACATGGGATGAAGTTTATAGTCTTCCCATACATCTTAGACGATTTTACATAAAACAAATAACCAAAAGAATAGAAGAACAAAATAAAAGGCATCAAGATAATGTTCAATCAAAACAAAGACGAAGTATGCCTACCTTCTCACCGAAATAATTCAAGTCCGTATATTTATCTATACGGACTTTTTTTTACTTTAAAATGAGACTATGGCAGAAGAAATAAATAAAAGAGATGCTGAAGATATTAAAAATCTTAGGGCACAAGAGGCGGATATTACTCGCCAACTCATCGATCTTCGTGATAAACTGGTCGGTCTTTCTCGTGAAGATAAAATAAATCTTCAAGAGATAGCCGATATTCAGTCTCGTGCATTAGATTTAGAAAAACAAAGACAAGGCGTCAATAAACAGATAATAAGTCTAACTGGTCAAGAATTAGTAAGTGATAAGAAGCGTGACGAATTAAAACAAAAAGAACTTGCTGCACAACAAAAAATAGTAGAAGTAACTAAGAATACTGCAAAGATTTCAAAAGAGAACGAAATCATACAAAAACAAGCAAGTGACACTGCTGAAAGTTTAAAATTAAAATACGAAAGAATAGACAAGTACGGTGACTCAACTCTAAAATCATCCAAAGAATACCAGAAGGCAAGAAGGGAAGCATTAGATATTGCAGATAGTTTACAGAAGGTTGTTTCGGAAGAAGGCGCAGAACAAGAAGGTCTTTTAAGAGCAACACGAGAACTTGCAAGTACGAATGCACTTGTTTTGGAAAATATAATTGATAAGGCGGAAGCGGAAAAGGCGGCCAGACAAGGTAAGTTTATCGAGTTAGATACATCTCGTGAAATATTGGGATTATCAAGAATTAAAATAGAAATGGATGCTGCAATGAACGCAGGTCAATTTCAAGTAGTTGAAGTATTAAAAGAACAACAAAAAATACTACAAGACCAATACTACGCAAAAGAAGAAATGAATGGTCAAAATATGAAAGATGCAGAAATGCAGGCTAAAATATTAAAGACCGCCGATAAAATAAGGGGTACTATCGAACAGACTAAACTTGGTGGTGTGTTTGATGGAATGGAAGCCGCTGTTTCAAAAATTCCAGGTGGTGCTGCAATAACTAAGGCACTTGGATTGAATGAAGTTCAAGATTCACTTAAAAAGAATTTGGGTGATTCTCTAACAAATGTAGTTACTGGATTTCAACAAGGTGGTGCGGCCGGTATGCAATCTCTTGTTGCCGGTGCAAAATCATTTGGTGCTGCTCTGATGGCAGGACCACAAGTTATTATATTTGCTATACTTGCTGCGGTTGGACTTATCATCGGTTCGTTTATGGATGTTGATAAATCCGTTTCAGAAATTCAAAAAACATTAGGTGGTACAAAAGACGAAGCATTAAAGACACAATCTGCTGCTAGGGGTATGGCAAAGGATATGGGGATAGTTGGTGTCAATACACAAGAAGTTGTAAAGGGAATGGCAACCGTTAGTGACATCATGGGTGGACTTGATGTTGCTTCTCAGATAAAGAGTGGTAATAAAGAACTCGAACAGTTTGCTAAAGATGCAACCGTACTTAGTGAAAAATTCGGTATGAGTGCAGATGAAATAAGTAATATAAAATCACTTGCAACACTAACCGGTGAATCTATGGGTTCACTTGTATCAAAGAGTCAAGGATTGAGTAAAGGTCTTATGACCGATAAAGCCGCTATGAAAGCACTTGCAGATGTTCCTAAATCCGTTGCTGTTGCATTCAAGGGTGGTACTGAATCACTTATTAAGGCATCACAAAAGGCAAAGATGTTGGGTATGGATTTGAAAAAAGTCCAAGACATCGGTGATGGTATGTTGGATATTGAAGCATCTCTCGCAAAAGAGATGGAAGCCAGAGTATTGACTGGTAGAGATTTGAATTTGGATGCTGCTAGACAACTTGCATTAAATGGTGATATTGCTGGATTGCAAGATGAGTTGTTGAATCAAGCTGGATCTTTATCCGAATTCCAAAGTATGAACAGACTTCAACAGAAATCTATGGCAGATGCTATGGGTATGTCTGTTGATGAAATGACTGAGATGCTTACCAAGGCACAAGAGTATAGAGATATTGGTTTGGATTCTAATAAAATAGCCGAACTACAAAACATGAATCAAGAACAACTTGCTGAAAAATTAAAAAATACAACTGACGCACAACAAAAAGCATACATAGAAAAACTTGCGGCTGAAAAAGAATCTGCTACCATGGCAGAAAACTTACAAGACATTATGACCAAGATAAAAGAAGCTGCAACTAAATTAATTGCTCCTATTGTTGGCATGGTTCATTCTATGTTTGATGCAAAGGAAGTTGGGGGTGGTCTTGTTGGTATTTTTGACGGTATCTTTTCTGTGTTGTCTCCTATCGTTGAGGTATTGATGGGTGTTGGTAAAATAATTTTTAATGTAATGGTTCAACCATTTAAACTTGCATTTGGTTTATTATCACCAATATTAGATCTCATAACAGGAATATTTTCAGTATTTAGTTCAGGAGCTGGAAGTGTTGGCGGTATTGGAGATATTTTTACAAAAATAAATGATGTAATATCATCTGTCTTTGGGGTTGTAACACAATTAGGATCTGCAATAATTAGTATGTTAATCACTCCTATGAAAATACTCTGGACTGCAATAGTAACTCCTCTATGGACGGCTTTTCAAGGAATATTTACAACATTCACTGGTTTATTTGATGTTGTAAAGAAGGCATTTGAACCACTATTCCCTGCACAAGAATCTGGTAAAGAGACTGCTGGAACGATGGATACTATAAAGGGTATATTTGAAAAACTACAACCTGTAATAACTGCGGTTGGTAATATAATTGCAACATTACTTGTTACACCAATTACACTTTTTGCCGATTTAATCGGAGCCGTTGTAAAATTATTTACCGGAGATTTCAAGGGTGCAATAGATGGTGTTGGCAAAATGTTCTATGATTTGTTCATTGGTCTGCCTAAAATGATATATGAAACAATTTTTGGTGCAATAGATTCAATTTTTGGAACAAACTTAAAAGGTTCTGTAACTAAGTTTTTTGATTTTGCAACAGGTGTGTTTGGTGATATTGGTACATACATTCAAAACATAGGTAAACTTGTATTAGATTATGTAATGGCACCATTTGATTTGGTAACAAACATAATAGATGGTTTGGTACAGATGTTCAATGGTGACATCATGGGTGGTCTTGAAACCATGGGTAATGGTATAAAAGATTTTATTATGGCACCATTTGATTTAGTAAAAGGGTTGTTTGATAATTTCATGGGTTCTATAACAAGTATTACTGACAAAGTTTCTGGAGTTCTTGATATATTTGGTGGTGGTGAAGAAGAAACAGAGAAAAAAGCGGAAGAAACAAAGGGTGCAGGAGGAACAAAACCAGCAACCGCAAAAGCCGGTGGGGGTGCAGCAGGAGCTGCTGCAGCTTATCTACAAAAATCAGCAGGTGGTGAAGGTGCAGGTGGCGGTGTTTCCATGAATCCAAAAGATTATCCAGACGGATCTCGTGCTCAACAATTGGCAATGGATGGTGATGCAGAAGGACTTAAACAAGAAGTTCAAATGATGGGTGCAGCTGCTACCGGTGGTATAATTAAAAAAGGTGGTGCAACATTAGTTGGTGAAAACGGTCCAGAAGTTGTATCACTACCACAAGGTTCAGTTGTTGCTAACGCGAGTGCAACACAACAAGTTGGTGCGGCAATGGATGCTATGGGTGGTGGAGGTGGTGGAGAACAAACAGAATCACCTGAATTATTGGTACTACAAAGTATAGACGCAAAATTGAGTGCAGCATTAGAACCACTTCAAAAAATGGCAGAATCTATCGGTGGTGTAATTGGTAGTGTTGCCGGTGGATTGGGATCAGCTGCTTCTGGAATTATGGGTTCAGTCGGTGGTGCGCTTGGTAGTCTATTTGGTGGTGGTGAATCACAAGAATCTGGAGAAAAAGGATTCTCTCCAATGCAACAATCAACTATGGGCGAATCTCCAATGGGAGCAACTCAAGCAGGTGGAGCCGGTGGAGCTGGCGGTGCTGGTGGTTCAACTGTTAATATGTCTGGTGTTGAGGCAAGATTGGATGCACTTATAAATGCAATAAATTCTGCGGCAAATCAACCAACTGTTATTAAGTTTGGTGATAGAGTAATAGATGAAATAAAGTCTACAATTAATCTAAAAAATTCATATAATGTTGGAATAGATAATTCTTATGGACGCAAAGTTTAATAAATCTATCGTTTCAATATTTATATGAAACAAACAGGAAATAAAAGATGTCATTAGTGGATTTAAAATCTGATTTATCAAAATATCGTTCAGAGGTTGCGAAGGATAATAAATTAACTCCTAATTCTTCTATTGCAACTAATAGCAAAAATTTTGCAGTAAATCAACCAATTACAGATGGATTATTAAATAATGCTCCCGATATAGTAAAACCAACTCCTGTTAGTGTAACAAGTAAACTCGGTAAATCAAGATTAGATGATATACAAAAACCTACAACCAATAAACCAATTGAAACAAGATTGGGTTCTACTAAACTCGATGATATAGTTAAACCAACAAAAACTCAATCACTTGAAGATAGATTAAATTCAACTAAACAAGATGATATAGTAAAAACAGCATTTGAAAGTGTATTGGTAAATGCAATTTCTCAATATTCACCTCAAACTAATCCAATTGAAACCAATGGATTAAGTGCAGTTCCACTTGAAACGGTAACATCAAAATTCTCAGAAATTCGTAGAGATGGATTTCAAAGTAGATTGAATACATCTGAAACACTGATTAATCGTTCCGTATCTGGACAAAACAACTTGGAATCTCAGATTGATGTACAATCAAGACCACTTTCTTTTGATAGAACAAGTAGCACTCCCGATATAAAGAAAGAAACAGGTGAGACAGTTAATAATATAACTGATCCAAAGGTAGAGATTTCAAGACCGCAACAGTCTTTCAATCGAGAAAATGAAACACCAAATATATCTAAAAACACTAACGAAGAAATTAATAATATAGATAATCCGAATATTCGTATAAATAAAATTCCATTATCTATAAACAGAGAAGGTCAAAGTGCAATCATTAACACAGACTTACTTTCACCTATAAACAATGTTATTAATCCAGATATTGCATTATTGAGAAAGAGTTTATCATTTGATAGAACAGAACAAACTCCAAATATAATAACAGATACCATCAAAGAAGGTTTGGTTGTTAATCCTAATACAAAAATATTGAGGGTTGAAAATGGAACAAATCATTTTGGTGATGAAAGTCAATTAAACATAGATATAAGACCTATAAGATTTGTTGGAACATCTCAATTAGAAAAACTCACACCAACACAAGAAATTAATTCAATACGATATAGTGGTTTAAGTAAATTAGAAAACGATAACAGTGAATTGAATTTAGATGGTATAACACCAACTGTTTTGAGTGGAAGACATGAAAATCCTTCCAACTCATTATTGTCTATTGTAGGACAACAATCAGTTGATTTCTTTTCAAATGTTAATGCATCAGGTTTTAATAGAAATGCAAAAGTAGGAGAGACTCAATTCACAGGACAATCCGAATATGTTTGGGCTGGATCACCAAAAAATGCACCATTTACAAATGCCTTCTCGGATAAAAATGGTCGTGGTTTTACTTTATTTATAGATCCAACTGAAACATTATATCAAAACAATACATCAATATATTCTTTTGTAAAAATACCCTTTGTCAATTATTTTGATGTTAGTAAGACAGTTACAACAAATGGGTTCACAACATTTGCTCCTATGTTGGAAACAAACTTTAAAACAGATTCATCGAGGTTTGGTTGGCCAGGAAAGCGTGAAGCGGTTCCAGAAGTAAATTATTTTGATTTGGGTGTACCGAAAACAACTGGTGGATTTAATAAATTTTTTGTTAGGGGTGATTCTAAATATATTCCGGATGCATCCGAATTTGTTTGGTCTGGAAATAAACAAGCAGCTCCTGGAGTAAATTATTTAGATTTATTGGGTGAACATACATCACAAGGATTTCAAACATTTAGTCAATTCTTAGCATCTTCATATATTCCAGATTCTTCAAGATTTGATTGGGATGGTAATTCAGTAGAGAATGCACCTGCTGTAAATTATTTCGATTTGTTAAAACAATATACAACCGATGGATTTCATCCGTTTGCTCAAAAATATGATTCAAAGTATAAAAAAGATGTGTCTGAATTTACATGGAAAGGTAATCCTGCATCTGCACCTGCTGTAAATTATTTTGACTTAGATTCAACAAATACTAATGCTGGATTTAATACATTTGCACAAACATACGAATCAAAATATGTTCAAGGTTCATCTGTATTCGATTGGGATGGTGGTAAAGAATCTGCTCCAGTTGTAAACTATTTTGATTTATCAGGTCAAAGTACAAGTGCTGGATTTCATTCTTTTGCACAGACATACGATTCAAAATACATAAAGGATGCATCCATATTCAATTGGGATGGTGGTAAGTCTGATGTACCAACTGTAAACTATTTTGATTTGACTGGCAAACACACAACCGTTGGATTCCATTCATTTGCAGTATTGAGAGATTCAAAATATATTCCAGATTCATCTGACTTCGATTGGGATGGAAAAAAAGATTCTGCTCCTGCTGTCAATTACTTTGACTTAACTGGTAAACATACAACTGTTGGATTCCATACATTTGCTGCTAAGTTAGATTCAAAATATATTCCAGAGTCTTCTGAATTCGATTGGAATGGTGCTCGTGTTTCTGCACCGTCTGTAAATTATTTTGACTTAACTGGAAAATTTACCACTGTTGGATTCCACACATTTGCAGAAAAATATGATTCAAAATATATTCCAGAATCATCCGAGTTTGATTGGAATGGCGGTAGAAGTTCTGCTCCTGCTGTAAATTACTTTGATTTAACTGGAAAATTTACAACCGTTGGTTTCCACACATTTGCTCAGAAGTATGATAGTAAGTACATAAAAGAATCTTCTGAATTTGATTGGGATGGTGGTAGAAGTGCTGCTCCAGAAGTTAATTACTTCGATATATCTGGTAAACATACAACTGTTGGATTCCACAGACTTGCACAGATGTTGGATTCAAAATATGTAAAAGAATCATCACAATATGATTGGGATGGTGGAAGAGGATCTGCTCCTGAAGTTAATTACTTTGATATATCTGGAAAATTTACCACTGTTGGTTTCCATCAACTTGCTGAAAAACTTGATAGTAAATATGTAAAAGACTCATCTGAATTTACATTCAAAGGACAATTCCCAGCAAAAGGCGTAAATTATTTTGAAAATCTAAATGCTCCAGGATTTACTCTTAATATAATGCCAAAGGGTTCAAGTAATCCAGATACGGAATATTTACACGAAACATCACTTTACGGATTTGTTGGTCAGTTTCCAGGTGAAGGAGCAAATTGGTTTCAAGATACAAATGCAGTTGGGTTCTCACAAAACATAAAAAGAAATGCTGGTATTCCTGAATCTGAATATCTACACGAATCATCTTTCTATGGATTTACTGGTGGAAGACCATCACCTGTTAATTTCTTCGCAGATGATAATCAAGGTGGATTCACACTTGATATAATGGCAAAAGGTGCAAGTAATCCTGAAACTGAATATAAAACAGAATCATCAAGGTTTACATTTGCAGGAACAAGACCATCACCAACTAATTTCTTTCCAGATGACAATCAAACTGGATTTACTTTGGATATTATGCCAAAGGGAAGTGGAAGACCTATAACTGAATATAATTGGGAAACATCATTCTTAACTTTCACAGGTGGTAAAGAAGAGGCACCAACTGTTAATTATTTTGATTTATCAAATAAAAATACAACGAGTGGTTTCCATAAATTTGCCAGAGAAAACGAAGAAACAAAATATAAAACCGAATCATCAAGATTTACTTGGATTGGTAACAGAACAAGTGCACCAACTATAAATTACTTTGGATTGACAAGAAATCCAACCGGTAAAGATTATTTGGATGTTGCACAAAGAAACAATAGAACACAGGCAGGTAGAGGATTCCAATCATTTGCATCCGATAAGACCGTAACAAATTATGCTTCCGCCTATTCTATTCTTTCTACTGAAAGTGGAACTAATAAATCTATTGCACTTGATAAACCAGTAACAAACTTTTTTGGTTATACCTTATCCACGAGAAAAGGATTTTTACCAAAGATGTCTCAAAACGATGGTACATTGTATCCTATAATCAATCCTGGTTTGAGTTATAATGCATCACTTTCCGATAGATACGCTATACAATCAGCAAGGTCTGCTGGTGGATTAACAACTTCAAACGGTGAAGAATTTGCTCCATTATCTTTGGGCAAACGCCCTTGGGCAAATGGTACATTATTTGCAACACTTGAAAATCAAGTTCCTTCTATAAAAATGAAGTCCGCTCCTGGTTCATATTTGAACAAGTATGAACGAACAATGAAAGACACTGGATTGAACGGAAGTTATCTTGCAAGATGGTCAATGGATGGTCAACTTGATACACAATATGGTAAATATTCATTGTTGGATGCTTCTTATAACAAAGATACACCAAATCAACCATTTGTATTAAGAGGAATACAAGAGAAGGGTAACTTTGAAAATGAAACATTCGGTGATAATAAATCATTGTTATCCAATATAAAAGAAGCGGATGTAAAAAGAATATCCGGTTGGTTAAATTCAAACAAAGGACAACGATGGGTTGAACTACAAGATAGACTCTATAAATTAAATCCGTTTGTTGATTATAACCCAAATGACTCGGCAACCGCAAATAATAATCAACCAATAAATCGTTTGTTTAATAAGTCATCATTAATTTCTACTATTGAGAATATCGATGGTGGATTAAGACTATTGAAAGTTAGACACGGTGAAGATAGTACAAATGATCCATCAGACTCATCAACAAACAGATATGAGAATACAACACTTGCATTGAATCCTGCTGGGGATGAGACTAATTGGAAAATACCAAGAACAGATATACCAACTGAATCTAATAGATATGCATATCCCTATAATAGATTAGTTGCTCTTGTTGGTGAATTATTACCATCAACTTTGATACCAGTTAATTCAAAAACAAATGGTAAGTATAAAGAACCATCTATAAATTCAAAAATAGTAAGATTGTCTGGTACAAACGGTCCTAATTCCGGAAAAAATGTTTCGGAAACAGTTATAAACCGTTCATCACATCCATATTTGGGCATATACAATACTGCTGCGGTACTACCAAGTCAATATCCGTCTACTGCTAAAAGAGAAATATTTTATGGTGCATTAACTCGTGATGCAGGTGGTGGTGAAATTGATAGTAGATATTCATTTAGAATAAACAACACATTCACTGTAACAACACAAAATAAAGTGGATGGTATGCTTTCCGCACTTTCTTATCTGTTGGGTGGTGCAAAAGCAAGAAACGATGAAAATGGAACATACACAGGTGATGTTGATATACAAACATCAACTTTGGATTTCCTTAAAAAACCAGAAGCAACTCCATTTGATCCAAGATATATCTCATTTAACGATAGACTTCGTGCTAAATCAAAGGACTTATTTACTCCTGCTAACAAAATATTGGAAAGAACACCAACGGAAGAAAAACCAATTGATGCTCCACATAAACAATATTCTTCTGTTGCTTATTCAAAATTAGCAAGAGTAAAAAAAGGAGCCGGTGATCGTTCAAATGAATACAACGATTTCAGACATGATTTATTTAATGCAGAAAATACTGATCCAAATAAAGAAGTTGTTCCGGGATTCTTCTCTTCCGATCCAAAAGTTATCCGTTATCACAAATATAACTTGGATATTAATCATGGATTTGGTAAACAAGGTGAACCTGGTAATCAAAAAAATCTTCCATTTAAGTCTAATGTTATTTATCAAGATAAGAACGGAACACCAACACCAAAATTAAAATCTGGTCAAGGTTATAAGTTTCGTGGTGATAGAATAAACATTATTGACTTCAAGAAAAATAAAACAGGATGGGTTGATAATAATTATGTTTATGAATTGGGTTCTAACTCAGATTCAAACCTTCCTGGTGCTGAAGATTTAGTATCTTTCTATTTTACAAGTGCAAAAATAAAAGGTGGTGGGAAAGGAGCGCCTGCGGAAGCTATTGTTTTCCGTGCTGCTTTTGATAGTATAACAGATAACCACAAACCAAGTTGGAGTCCTGTTAATTATATGGGTAGAGGAGATCCAATTTATACTTTTGGAAGTTATGAGAGAGATGTTAGTTTTGGATTTACCGTACATATCGGTTCTCGTGATGAAATGAAAGCATCATGGCGTAAATTAAATTATCTAGCATCATGGACTGCACCAGAATATACAACCGGTGGCTTCATAAAAGCTCCATTATGTAGATTAAATATAGGTCATCTTTTTAGAAAGACACCTGGATTTATCAATTCATTGTCATATACATTTGACAATGTTGGTGGTACATGGGAGACATCTCAATTAAAAGAAGATTTCGATCTCGCGGGTGCATCAAAAAATATATCAAGTCCTGGTGTTTTACAACTACCTAAGACTATACAAGTGTCTTGTGGATTTACTGTTATCGGTGTTTATCGTCCTGAAAGAAATACATATATGTATCCATTGTATGATGATGACCTTGCAGGTACACCAAATGGTATTGCTCCGACTTCAAACACAGTTGTAAATTATTTCAGAACATTCGATGAAGGTGGAGGTGATCAAGACGAATTCGTTGCAGTTCCATTGGGTGCGGAAGATGTTCCGGTTACTCAAAGACCACAAACAACTAAAGATCTTCAAGATGAAGCAAAAAAACAGAATGCTACCGCTGATAAAGAAATTGGTGCAATTATATCAACAGATGGTACAGATAAAGAACCCGAGGGAACAGACACCGGTGGAGGTGGAGCAACTGGTGGTGGAGCAACTGGTGGTGGAACCGGAACAAATGCGGGTGGCGGATAATAAACAAAAACAAATTATAAAATTTGATAATTATAGTTGTAGAATGTAACACTAATTAAAGAGATACATCGTGCCTAGCAGATATGACGGTTGTAGTATAATAAATAATTCTAAAAAAATAGATTCAGATGGTAATACGAAGAGAATTCGTAGACTATCCAGTGTGATGTATTCTGATTATGCAAATAATAAGGATGTTCAAATTGTTTCACAACAAGGTGATAGATTAGATACACTTGCATTAGAATATTTTGGAGATGAAACACTTTGGTATGTTATTGCTAAAGTTAATAATTTAGGAAAAGGATCGCTGACAATTCCTCCTGGAAAAATAATACGAATACCGTATTACGATGAATATACAGGAATTGCAGCATTGTTTGATAGATATACTGAAAATGAGTAGTTATGGCATACACACTTGATATTAAAAGTCCTTTTGTTCAACAAGTAGCAGTTGGCGGTGAAATGACAGCCCGTGCTTCTTTCTATGGTAGAAAGATTAGAACAAGTGGAAAGGGAAACGAGACTGGATTATATTGGTCTTATGGTAAAAAGTCATGGGGAAGAATTGGTGGTGGTGCTGGTGTTGCTCTTGGTTTTCCTGGAAGTACATTAGCATCCGATAAACTCGGTGATTTAAGTCTATATTCATCAAGAAGACATCTACCAAAGTTACCGCTTTTAAACGGAATCGATGTAAATAATGAAGGAACTATGGGATCTTTGATAAAAGGAACATTTAGTTTCACTGTTTATCCAGAGGTTAATAGATCATCTATGGCATTGGGTGCGATTGAGGGTGCTTATTTTGTTCCTGGAAAGAGTTGTGGTATTTCATTTGGTTGGTCAACCTATGCTGCTCAGCCGTGTGCTTCTAAATTTACTTTTTCTGGTATAATCTATAATTTCAATTGGGCGGTAAATCAAGATATGTCTGTTAGTGCACAAGTTTCAGTGGTATCGGCAGCAACACTGGCAGTTGGTGCTCCTGGTCAACAATCTACTAACACAACCACAACATCACAATTTGCAAGTGCTCCAAATGCAGCTGGTGGAACAGCTGCTAATTCTAGCAATACAAATACAAATCAAGGTTCATCTGGTGGATTCAATCCATTAGACCCTAAAAATATACCAATAGTTGGCCATGATTTAGCAACTTGTATAGATCAAGATATGTCTGTAATAAATCCAGTTCAATCAACAAGCGGGACATCGGGTGCATCGGGACAAGTTCCTTCTGGAAATCCTGCTGATCCGGAACAATTATATGGTATAAAGGCATGGGAAGTGCAGAGCCATAATGGTCCAAGTGGTTATGGATTACGATACGCAGCAGTTGGTATTCCATGGCAACCGGATCCACCAGCAACCAATGAAGTTACTAAAACTGATTTAGCAGGAGGTTCATCTGGTTCTGCAGGTTCTGCTGGTACATCATCTGGTGGTGCAGCTGGTAGTTCTGGACAAATAACAAAACCAATTGTAAAAAAGTTTTATTACATATCATTACAGGTAATTGAGGAGTTTATAAATAGGTATTTGAAAACAAGTAAATTACAATCTTTTATGAAAGTCGATATAACAAGAAATGAATCGGAATTGCAAAAATATGATTATCTAAAATCTGCATATCCTATGGAAGTGTTGTGGGATTTTGTTCAACCATATTCAGGCACAGACGGAATAGACTTGAAAGGTCCAACCGGTAATGTAACAATGAACAATACGCCTGCATATCTTGGTGGTATTTGGTTATCTGTTGATCATGTTAAAGATACTTGGCGTAAATTTTTTACTGAAAAATCAACTGATGTTGGTGAGAAGGCATTGACGAGTTTTCTAAATGAATTAGTAAAAAGAGTAAACGAAGCGTGTGGTAATCATTGGCAATTAGGTGCAACAGTAGTTGAAAAAATTAGTACCTGTGGTGGTGTGGGTAGCAAAGTAGCAGTTCTATCAGTAGAAGATTTCACATATAACCCAAATGTGAAAGCTTTTAGATTTGAAGCAAGTGGATTTAGACCTATGATAAAAACGGTTTCAATATCATGTAAACCACCCGGACCACTTGCAACCGCTGCATATACTGCAGCAAGAGGTGGTGGTGGTGACAGTGATGTTTCTGTTCCAGGACAAACACCATTAAATCCTGCAACACAGGCATTAAAGGACTTGGAAAATGCTATTTCAACTGCCGGTATAAATACTGCATGGGGTGATTCGTACAAATCAGCACTCGTTCAAAACAAAAAATCTGATCCTGGTCACTGGATGAAAAATGCTTTGTATCCGATAGATTTTTCAGTTACAGTTGATGGTATATCGGGATTTAAGTTTGGTGATGCAGTTACAACTAATTTAATACCCGGAAGATATGCAGGTAAAATGTTTTTTACTGTTACTAAAATAAATCATAAAGTAAGTGCCGAAACATGGGAAACAACTTTAAATACTGCAGCAAGAATAAACGGTGGTGTTTAATAATAGAGGTAATTCACTATGGCAACAAGATCTAAAATATACTATGCAGAAAATCAGATACAAAGGGAATTATTCACAAACGGTGGTGAATATATGACATTGGATGATTGGAAGGAATATGTTGGATTTTATCATAGATATTCATCTGGTGAAATATTTACACAAATTGATTGGGATCCATTAAGATCTAAAAGACTTGTTAGGTTAAAGACAATGGAAGAAGCAACGAAGAAGTATTATGACCTAAAACATTTTTCAATTGTTGGTGGTGACAAAAGAAAAAACCAAGGAGCAAAAGCACAGTATTATCTTTATGATTCACCAAGGGCAGTTAGAAGAAAATTGACAGATAAGGAAATAAAAGACGGATCAATAACAAGATACTTTGTATCAAAGAGAAATGAAAAAGATAGAGTATTTTTTGAGATAGACGAAGGACAAACAAAATTCTACAATACAGAAAGTGAGGGTATAAACCAGTATTTATACGAATTGGTTTCTATTCCTTGGAAGGTTGACGGTCCAGAATATGATATATTTGAAGATGGAATATTAAAAATTCCAGGAGTAGTTAGTTCAAATCGAAGAATTATTAGTAGATTCTCAGAAAAATTTCGTATATTGCGTAAGATAATTACGAGTCCTCGCGAAATGACTGTTTATGAATAATTCTTAAATTTACTATGTTTCAAGACAAAATATGTGTTTGTGTTCCATTATTATCTAATCTAAACAAACATCAATCCGAAAGTGCCGTAGTCGGTATGTATTTTTTATTTAATGATAGAACAGAAAAATACATTAACTTCACACATCCAGATGAATTGGAAACCGATATTCATTTGATGGATATAAAACTCAATCCTAAATC